AAACACGACCGTTGCTGGTGTTAAAATTGCCAGCGGATTACGTCCTGTTGCGCATAAATAATTATGGATATCAATCAACTTACAGAAAACTTTAAAAATTTTGATGAATTAAAAGTTTTTTGTGAATCTCAATTTCGTCAACTTCTTAATTTATCTAAGAAAAATAAAGAGTTAGAAGATAAAATTAGCGAGTTAAATAAAAAAATTAAAGAGCAAAATAAGCAAGAATTAATTCAAGCTTCTAATAACGCTCAAAATGTGTTAACACCCGATTTTAAAGTTTTAGATGATGCTAAAACTATTTCACAAGTTCAATTAAAATTACTTAAAGAAGCGTCTTTTGATAGAGAATTAACTTTAGAAGAAGCTAAACGAGTTGAAATCTTTAATCGTATTTTAAATGAAGAGAAAAAAGACGATAAAAAAACTTTAAAAGCCGATGCTAAAGTTTTAAAAGAAGAAGATTTATTAAAACTTATTGAAAATGGAAACTAAAGCTCAAATTTAAAAAAAAGAAGCGAAAGCTGAACTCTGGAGAAGGGGACAGCTTAGTTGGTTATTAGATACTAATCAAAAGGATCTTTATAATCTTTTTCATAAGTCGGATCATAAGATTCAAACTTGGTTGTTAGCGCGTCGTAGCGGAAAAACACATACACTACTTGTTCTAGCATTTGAAACTCTTCTTAGAAAACCACGTACCATTGTAAAATTCGTAGCTCCTACTAGATTACAAGTACAAACAATTGTGCGTCCTCTTATTGGTAAGATCACTGAAGATTGTCCTAAAGATTTAATTCCTGAGTTTAAAACACAAGATTTTATTTATTATTTTCCTAATGGTTCTGAATTACAGTTAGCGGGCTCTGAAAATAAAAACGCTGAAAAGCTTAGGGGTGGCGAGTGCGATATTGCTATTATTGATGAAACACAAGACGTTTCAGACTTAGATAATATTGTTCAATCAATCTTACTTCCTACAACCCTTACTACTAAAGGAAAAATTTTAATTGCAGGAACTCCTCCTAGAGAAACAGATCATCTATTTGTTAAATATATTGAAGAAGCTGATCAAAAAGGCGCATTAATTAAGCGTACTGTATATGATAATCCTCGTATTTCTAAAGATGACTTAGAAAAAGAAATTTTAAGTCAATATCCTCTTAGAGAAAAGTCAGAAGAATTTCGCAGAGAGTTTTTATGTGAAATTATTAAAGATCAATCTGTTTCAGTTATTCCTGAATTTACTGATGAATTAAAACAACAAATTATTAAAGAATGGCCTAAACCTCCTCATTTTGATGCATATGTATCAATGGATCTTGGTGCTATAGATTTAACTGCAGTTCTTTTTGGTTATTACGATTTTCGTGCTGCTAAAATTATTATTGAAGACGAATTAGTTGCAGATTTTTCTAAAAAAGATATGAACATTGAGCGTCTCACTCAATTAATTAAAGAAAAAGAAGAAGGTCTTTGGACTAACTTAATAACAAATGAATTTAAAAAACCGTATCTAAGGGTTAGCGATATTAATCCTATTGTAATGCAAGAAATTGCTGTAAAATCTTTTGGTCAAGTGTATTTCACTACAACAAAAAAAGATGAAAAAGAAGCAGCTATTAATAACATGCGTTCTTTATTGGGTGGGCATAAAATTATTATTCACCCAAGATGCGTTAATTTAATTAGACATTTAGATAACGTTAAATGGAAGTCAGTTAAAAACAAACAGACATTTGCACGTTCACCAGATAATGGTCATTATGATTGTGTAGATGCTTTAATTTATTTTTGTAGGAATGTTGTTTTTTCTAAAAATCCATATCCTGCAAATTTTGATTTAGGTCAAGGGGATATATTTATTCCTAACCAAGATTTATATAATGTTCAAAAAAGATCTAAAGCTATGGCAACTTTCCATAAGATTTTTGGAGCGAAAAGGAAATAATCAAATTTTTTAACAAAAATGGTAATAAAAATAATAAGTTCGATGTAATATATTTCAATAATAGCTGGAAGAAAGGATAATTATGCACGTAAACGGCATATATGCAGGACAGGGCGATGGCTCTACATATTTTGCCGCTAAAGAAGCCTCTGAAACATCTTCGATTTTGATGGCTAAATCAAAATCATTCTACAACGTATTAGAAGCTAATTTTTACTTAGAAAAATTAGCACGTATGTGGAGAACGTAAACTTTATGCGTTCTATAAACCTGTTCTAATTGACTTGGAACTCCAGAAGTGGACAACAAGGCGGAAGCGAAAGCACCGTGAACGACTAAATGAATGGGCGCTTTAAAATTAAAGCGATGCGATAGTCTGAACTATCCTATAACAAAAGAAGGGATAGAGAAAAATCCGAAGTGGTTTTTCCCCTCTATTAAGAGGAGTAACAAATTGATCATGGTTGTTTCGAGGTCTCTGTTGGCGGCGGTCATCAAATTAGTTTTACTGGTGAACAAGAAGAACTAGTTAGTCTTCATATTAATCACTTTCGTAATCTTGGTGAACACATTTTTAACATGGTTACTTCTTCACGTCCATCAATGGATGCACGAGCTATTAATAGTGACTATAAATCTATCTCACAGACATATCTTGCTAATGGTATTTTAGATTACTATATGCGAGAAAAAAACCTTGAAGATGCATTAAAAACTGCAGTAAAGATGGCAATTATTCTTGGTGCCGGTTTCATTAAAATGGAATGGAATGCTACTGCAGGCGATGTATACGATATTGATGAAAACGGTATTGAAATTAAAGAAGGTGAAATTGAATTCACTAATCTATCTCCATTCGATGTGGTGTTTGATGGTTCAAAAGAATCACATAAATTAGATTGGTATCTTGTTCGTACATTTAAAAATCGTTTTGATTTAATTGCTAAATATCCTGAGCTTAAAGACCAACTTATGGCAATTCCTTCTAAATCCGATGCTGGTATTTACAGAATGGCTCTTCTTTCTAATGACGTAACAGATGATATCCCTGTTTACGAATTCTTCCACAAAAAAACAGAAAGCATGCCTCAAGGGCGTTATATGCTTTTTGCTGATACAAATGCTGTAATGATTGATACTCCTCTTCCTTACCGGATTATGCCTATTTTCCGCGTATCTGCTGGTGAAATCTTAGGTACCCCATATGGTTATTCGCCTATGTTTGATGTATTCCCTATTCAACAAGGTATTGATGGTTTGTATTCTACGATTTTAACAAACCAATCCGCTCTTGGTGTACAAAACGTTTATGTTCCTCGTGGTGCGGATATTGCTGTAGATAGTTTACATGGTGGTATGAATATTATTGAAGGTAATGCTAAACCGGAACCTTTAAACCTAACAGCAACCCCTCCAGAGATCTTTAAATTCCTTGAGATGCTTATTGAAGCAGCTGAAACTATTTCTGGTGTAAACTCTGTTGCTCGCGGTCAACCACAAGCTTCACTTAAATCTGGTAATGCTCTTGCACTAGTACAATCAATGGCACTACAATTCGTATCTGGTCTTCAAAATTCTTATGTACGCTTAATTGAAGATAGCGGTACTGCTATTATTCAAATTCTTAAAGATTATGCTAATACTCCTAAAGTCGCTGCGCTTGTTGGTAAAAACAACAAAATGCTTCTAAAAGAATTTACTGGAGATGATTTAAATTCTATTAATCGCGTTGTTGTAGATGTTGGTAATCCCCTTTCTCGTACAATTGCAGGCCGTGTTCAAATGGCTGAGCAAATGATGCAAATGGGTATTATTAAAGACCCAACACAATATTTCCAAGTATTAAATACTGGACGTATTGATGTAATGTATGAGGGTGATATTAGTCAACAGCTTCTTGTTCGTCAAGAAAACGAATGGTTAGCTGAAGGTAAAAATCCTTTAGTTGCTCCTACCGACCTCCATGCTTTTCATATCCAGGAACATCGTTCTGTATTAGATGATACTGATATTCGTTTAAATCCTGATATTACACAAATTGTAATGGATCATATTGAAGAACATTTAAATAAACTTGCAAATACTGATCCAAGATTATTAATGCTTACCGGTCAACAACCATTACCTCCACCACAAATGGGAGGAATACCTCCTGGTGGACCACAAGGCATGCCTCAAGGTGGTCCAGAAGCGCCTCCACAGGGAGGCCCAAGCCCGCTATCGCAATCACCAGCTGGGGCTGAGGTAATTAATGGGCCACAAGGACCACAACATTTACCTAAGCTACCAAAAGTAAATCCTTCTCTTTTACCCAATCCTGAACTTCAAGAACAAAGTTTAGGTAATTTGAGATAATCTATGGACCAAGATAATAAACCTATAATTCAATATAATGATCCTCGGGATTATAAAAACGAACAATTAAAGAAATTTCTTAAAAAAATTTCAATGATTGAGTCTTCTGGTGGAAAAAACTTAAACCACCCAGAAATCACTGACCCAGAAAGTATTCATTATGGTACTTCTGCAGTTGGCGAATATGGTTTAATGCCTTTAACTGCTAAAGACCTAGATCGTAAATACAGATTAAATGAACTTCAGGGATTAGATAAGTTTGAAGCTCAGGCTAGACTAGAAGATGATCCCGATCTTGCTCGTTTATTGGCTGAAACTATGGCAAGCGATCTATTAAGTAAAGCAAATAGTGAAAAAGCTGCTTATATGTGGGAAAAAGGTCAATACAGTAACCCATCTGAACAAACTTTAAAAGCTTCAGATCGAGTTAGAAAGTTTAAGGCATTATCAAATGTCAAATAATCATGGAAAAGTTATCTTTTTACAGCCTAAAAGTGATACTCTTTTTAGAATTAAAAGGAATAACTTCAATTATTTTAAAAGTTTGTTTTATGCTAGTTTAAGCTTCAACATTCTTTTAATTGCTATTATTATTGGTTTAAAGCTTTAAAGGTGTAACGTGCCAGCTCCCGTTAACCCAAATCGTGGTCAATTAGATAGTACTCAAATACTTCAAAGAGCATTTGATGAGACTACAGATCGCATTCGTGCGGATGCATCTGTAACCATTGACCATATTGACGGTGAAGTTTCTGTTGAAATTGACGCTGCTGATGGCGATAATATTGCATTATCTAATGCTGATGGTAGTAAAAAAGTCACAGTTACTACAGTAGGAGCTAAAAACGCCCTTGATGTTAACGTTACTAACCCAGAAATAACGGTTTCCACTCCACTTGTTTCAAATATTAGCATGCCAACTGCTGGAACTGAATATACTTTTACTATACCAGCTGGAACTAAGCGCTTTTCTATAAAATTACGCGGTGTCGCTCAATTAAATGTTACATATACGTCTGGAGCGTCTGGAACAAATTATATATTAATTTCAGCAGGTTGTGAATATAATGAAGAAAATTTAGACCTTGGTTCGGGATTACCAATTTACTTCCAAGCTAATAAAAACACTCAGGTTTTGGAAATAATAACATGGAGTTAACAACTATTATATGAAGCAATGATGCTTCAGAAAGAGGAAAATAAATGATTAACAAAAATAAACTAGTTTTTGATCCCGCAGATGCAGATAATTCTGACTTTGTTGGTTCATATGTTCTAGCTAGCGACGGTACTAAGATTACACATACTACCGTTTCTGGTAAAGAAGGACTAGATGTAAATGTAATTAATGCTAGCCTTGACGTGACTGCTACTGATCTCGATATTCGTGATCTTAGCCATGCGCAAGACTCAGTAAAAATTGGGGATGGTTCTGATTTCTTAGCTATTAATGCCGACGGTTCTATTAATATTACCGATAATGGCGGTAGCTTAACAATTGATGCAATTGATTTAGATATTAGGGATTTAGCTTTTGCGACTGATAAAGTTGATGTAAGCGGATCTTCTGTGTCTATTAGCGGTGACGTTAACGTAACACAGGGAACTTCACCTTGGGTTATTGGTGATGGCGGCGGTTCAATTACTGTTGATGGTAGCGTATCTATTAGTTCAATGTCAGGTCAGTATGCAGAAGACTCTGTGCATGCTTCTGGTGACATTGGTAATTTTATGCTTGCTGTTCGCAATGATACTAACGCAGTTCTTACATCAAATGATGGCGATTATTCACCTATTGCTGTAAGCTCAAGCGGTGCAGTAAGAACTACTGTAAACTTTAGTGCTGTTAACGGTGGTACATTACCTGGTCAACAAGCTATTATTGGTGGTTATGACGGTGCTAACGTTCGTGCCATTAAAGTTGATTCTGCTGGCGAACTTCAAGTAGATGTTCTATCTCTACCTGGAAGCCTTCAGGGTTATGCTGATGGTTCCGTATGGTCTGCTGGTTCATTCGGTGCTGAGCTTTTAGCTGTTCGTAAAGATGCAGCTGGGCCTCTAACTGGTGTAGCCGATGGCGATATGTCGCCTCTACAAGTCAATGCTAACGGAGAACTAAAAGTATCTGCTGCAGTTGATTTTGCTGGTGATTATGCTGAAGATTCTGCTCACTCTAGTGGTGATATCGGTCTTTACATGCTCTCAGTACGTCAAGATACGCTAAGTGCTTCTACTTCTGCCGATGGTGATTATCAATCATTTAAGACAGATGCACTAGGTCGTCTATATGCTAATAACAGTCATCAATCAATGGCATACGGAGCTGTATCAGTAACAACCTCTGCTACAGATCTAGTTGCTTCTGATCTAGCTAACCGTAAACGTATTCTTATCCAGAATCTCGGTTCTAAGAAAGTGTACCTTGGAGATGCTTCAGTAACAGTTGGTTCTGGTATTGAACTATTTTCAGGGGCTAGCATGGAATTAGATGTAGGTCCTGGTATTAACCTCCACGCAATCGCTGCTTCCGGTACACAAGATATCCGTGTAATGGAGCTTGCTTAATAATTAGGTAATTAAAAATGGAAAAACCACAACATCCAGATATTGTCGCAATTGATAATACACTAAAACTTCTTAGGCGAGGAAAGTGGGAGATGGAAGGCGAGGAAGTTCTTGCCTTTTATCGCGTTTTTGAATATTGGGCTAAACGTTTAGCTGAATTAAAAAAACCACCAGTAGTAGCTAAACCCGTAGAGTCACCTATCGCTGCTCCTGTCCCTGCTCAATCTGAGCAAAATGAAAAGAAACCCCGTAAGAAAAAAGGTGAATAATGCCTATTTCTAATAACCCTGAATATGATAAAATTATTTCAGGGTCTTTTACAGCTAATGCTCAAACATTAGATATTACAAGTTCTAATATTGGAACTGTTAGTGTTCAAATAACAGGTACTTGGGTGGGTACTATTGTTCTTGAAGTATCTAATGATGGAACTAATTGGGTTCAAAAAACACTAACTAATTCAAATTCATTAGCCTCTGCTTCTAATATTACAGATAATGGTATTTATATATGTGACACAAATGGGATTGCAAATGCCCGTTTACGAGTAACAGCATGGACTTCAGGAACCGCTTCTATTTCAAGCTATGGTTCAGATGCGGCTTCTATCCATATCCTAGAGAAGCAAGGTCAAAATACAATGGCACAATCTGTGCCTGTAGTTATCGCTTCTGATCAATCTACTTTAAACGTCGCGGTTACTTCTTCTGTTGAGGTTGAAGTAAAAAACGATAGCGGTAATCCTATTCCTGTTAATGGCACAGTTGCTGCTACTCAAAGTGGAACTTGGACGGTTCAACCTGGTAATACTGCAAATACTACCCCTTGGCTTACGACTATCAATCAAGGCGGCAATAGCGCAACTGTAACCGCGGCTAATGCTTTAAAAGTTGATGGGTCTGCAGTTACTCAACCCATTTCAGCTGCTTCTTTACCTCTCCCAACAGGCGCAGCAACATCAGCTAACCAAACGACCGAAATTACATCTTTACAATTAATTGATG